CATAAGAATCCGCATCAATCGTACAAATACCAACACCCATAATTATTTCCGTACCAGCATCAGTATTTTCCATCAAATACGGATTGTAAATCAGGAGCGGGTCATCGTTTGACCATTCTTCACCAACATTATCTTCAAGGAAAATGTCACCCTCTGTACTTGCAGAGAAATCAAAAGCCTCATGGCTCTTAATCCGGTATGCTCTTCCATTTGAAGCAGTATTCGTAGACTCAGCAGCAGCTATTGACACCCAATATCCACGAAGTTCATTTGCGGTACGATCCACTAGGAAAGCATCAACGTGAACCTTGTTAGTCGCAGCTGCAACAGTTATTGCACCATCTACCAAAACAGCAGTAGCCCATGCAGCTTTAGCAACAGCCGTCACCAAACCGCCCTTGAACAAGGCTTCGCTTGCTTGAACATAACGATATGAATTTCCTAGTGTATCGGAGATCACCGTACCAATTTCCATCTTCCGTACTGCGTCATTTCGAAGCAGACCTCCTTCAGGAGGAATCTGTCCGAATCCACTCGCTTGTAGTGTACTCATTTTACACCTCCTAATTAAGAAGCAGCCAAGCTGGTAAATTTATAGAACATACGTCTATTCGTAATTCCCAACTGACCCTTCCAGGTTATCTGTCCAACTCTCGCTAATTGATTAGTAGGTTCTTTAAAACCAGTGAATCTGAAATTACTGCCCGTACTACGTGAATGGACATACAGACTCAAGTATTTGGTATTTAACACATAACATTGATAAGCCGGGCAAAATTCATCGGCCACAATCGGCACACCACGATACTGAAGAACCGGAAAACCATTCTGTGCAAGAACCTGTGAACGTTTATTTAACATTTCAAATTTTTGCTGTGCAATTGCAATTCCTTCTACCACGTTAAACACAGCCATTGGTAGAATAACAAGATTCGGCTGTCCACCACCATGAGTAGCCGATGCAAAAGCATTACCCAAAAGTGTCCAGAAATATGAAGCATGTGTAGAAGTTTTCATATTTGCTATTGTGTGACCAGTCGTATCAACACCTGAAACCCACCAAGAATAATCTCCACCAGAGATCGCACCATAAGTATTGGTAGTGCCAATTGCACTAGCCAAACCGATAATACCATCAGCATCAGTGCCTGTAAAAATATCAGTAGAAAGCTGATCTTTCATAGAAAGTTCCGCTTCTGCCATATTTCTTTCAAGCAAAGACGCTACCGCATCCGGGCCATTCACTTTATCCTCATCGTCTTGTGAAATAGACATTGAGACATAGTAATTAGCCCACTCATAGCGTGCTCTGTTTCGTGTATCTTGGGGGGTTACATCAACGGTATCGAATCCAGAAAACGTTCCTCGTGCCGTATTCTTCGCATACAATAAACCGGCAGTAATTCTCTCACCACCCTCAACAACGACAGCATCGTCATTCCTGAGCATAGTTAATAGAGCAGAACTGTCATAAATATTGTCTGCAAAACCGGGCAGATAACGTTCCTGAACAAGAGAATTAACTAAATTATAATTCAGGGCCATTATTAATGTCCTCCATTAAGTATTTCACCCAATTGGGTGCTCTACCTGTTTAATTTAAGAGGACTAATGCCGACTATTACTATTCGTCTGTAAAAAGGCTTTCCGTTAGAGCGGGATCTTTCGTCCAATCATTCGATGCCTGACTGTACTTCTTATGTCTGACTATCGGTTTCGCTGGCAAATCACCCACACCTGGCTCTTTAGATTTTACTGCATTTACTTTGTCAGAATGTTTTTTCTTTTTATCTTTATCTTCTTCCAACTGTGCTTTTAATAGTTCATCTTTATTCATAACAAAATAAGCATCTTCAAAGTCACGGATACCTTTCTTATTGGCAAAGTCCTCAACTTCTTTTCGTTTATATTCGGGATACTTCCCGTTTCCGTACTTTGCCTCTAGCTGTGAATGCATATCAGTCGTGTACTTATTGTATAAAGCACCTTCCAATGAATTGATCTTATCCTCTAATTCCTTAAACTTCTCATCACCTTTATCTAAAATAATATCATCATCATTAGAATCTGTCTTGCTCAGTTTTACACCACTCATCTCCAATGCTGCCAATACTCTCGATGTATCTTTAGATTCTTTAGCATCTTCGATAAGTGAGTTCCAATACTCAATCTGAGTTTGTGCCTGTTCAAGATTGCCTTTAACAGCCTTAAGCTCTTCTTGACCTTTCTGATATCCATAACCCTGATTAACAAGTCTTTTCGCTTTCTCAAGATCATTGGGATTTGTGAGGTCTAATTCCCCTTCTTCATCACGCCATTTCCAGGGAATTACGATTCTTCCATTGCCCTCGCCGGGTTGATCTGCCAAAATATTTCTCCTTACAGGCAATTGCCTGTTATTTAAACCCTCCCTGATGAATCAGATGACTGCATTCTTCAGGGGTTAGTTCACGTTTATCTATTCCTTTTTGAGCAAACATAACCTTTTGCAACATTTCAACTGCACCCTGATAACCAGATATAAATATACCATTGCTGGCCATCAACGCTGCATAATGTTTAAGCTTTGGTGCGTCTACTCGGTAATTTGTTCGGTTTTGCTTTACTTTTTTCAACTGGCTTTACCTTTTCTTCTATATATATTGTATCGATATATATTGTATCGATTACATCCGGTGTATTCTCAGTGATAAAATCGGCAATTGCCTCTTTTTCAGTTATACCATATCCATGATGTATCCGTTCTGCACCAACTGATACGATCTCGCCCTCATCACCCCAGAGACTTACCTTATAGATAGGAACACCAATCGTCCCTTTACTTACCTTTATCCTTGACATCTTTCTTCCCTTCTTTTTGTTCCATAGCACGTAAATTTTGATCCAACCTCTCAACTTCATTTATTGCTTTTGAAGCTACGCTTCTTAATTGCTCATTCTCCGCTTCCAGATTTTCAATCTCAGATACTCTCTGTAAAGTCTCATATTTATTCGGCAAGTCCAAATAGTCAAACGCACCCTGACGATCAAATAATTTAATCTCATACGCCCTCATTGCTGTATCTAACTTCTCCTGTCTTGAAGTCGAAAGCATCGAATCTACATCTATATGTATGTCATACTTACCCATTTCCTCTTTTAACTCATCCCATTTAATAAATTCCCAGTTCCTTTTCGTATCAACAATCCTGAACAATATTTCAGGTTCAACAAACTCTATCATTAAATGAGATATAATTCTCGCCAACTTCTGTAAAGCACGAGCATAATGAGCAACAACCAGATTAATACTGACCATTCCCATCTCACCCAACTGATTAACCGTAACTCCAGGAGGCGAACCTTTAGGATAATTACCACTTAAAATATCAGTTTTATGAGATAGACTATCCATAAACTCTTCCGAATGATATTCATCCATAAATATCTGAGAAGGAAATTGCGGGCCGAAATCTATCTTAAAATCATCATGGTTTTTAACAGGAATTATTGTTGCTATCAAGTTACTCATCTTCTTAAAACTACCACGCAACGCATTATAAGAACGGGTAAGCATAGTCTTAATGCCATGATTCATTCTATTAATCATCTGCGTAATTGCATTCTTCCTGTGATTAATCGCATCCTGCGGATCATATAAATCATGTCCACCGGATTTACCCCAATAAGAATCATCAACAATATCGTAATCCCATTTAATTAATAAATCATTATATCCAACAGGTACATCCATAACTTTAGCAAATGGATTGGGGCCGTCTTCTAAATAATTCCCCTGACAAATCATAGTCTTGCGCCCAAAAGGATATTTCTTGCGTTTCTCTTTCTGTGGATAAGATTCATGTTCTGTGATATGCTCTACTAAACTAATGATCTGTTCTTTGTCTAAATCGGGATTTAAAGTAGTTAAATATATTTCGTGTGCTTTTTTGTGTTTTATATGATGTTCACTCGGTGCAACAGAAACTGCCTGGAAAGTCTTAAATGCTTCATGTTCATCTATTACTTCCTGATCTTTAAAAGGAATCGATTCTAAAGTAGCATCTCCCGACCAGACCTCGTAAACTAACGCTTTACCGACTGCCTCGGAAGTCCACTTACCATCTTCGCCCTTAAAAATCTCCGATGGTGCTTGATCATTACCTGATTGTTCATAGCTCTTCTGTACTGTTCCTTTGTCAATGTCCTCAGTAATCGCTTCCGCATTAACCTTTACACTCCAATCATTATTAATGTCAGTCACATTCATTGGGTACACATGCACCCAAAATCTACGATCTTTTACTCGTTTAGCATCCGGATCTATAATAATCTGGTGAGCACTACACGGAATAGCATCAGGAAATCCATTCTCCTTTACATACACCTTTATATGAGAAGAACCACTATTCCAGGCTTCGTTGACTGAAACTTCACCCTTCTCAGCCCATTCCAATATATCCCACATCACATTACCGACTATATCATTTAAAGCATCGGCAGCATAAATCGCCCCTTCCTGTCTGGGCAAGAACCGCCATTTAGGTTTCTTCGATAATATATGAGCGACTCTCTGATGAGCAATCTGACCAAACTTATTCCAGACCTGATTACCATACTTATCCGGACGCAGTTTAATCTTGTGCTGCCCTTTGCGATATTGAATAGACTTCTCACGCCTGCGCAGGACACCTTCATGCTCCATACCCTTCCGGCCATAGTCGATCAGCTTCTGGGCATAGGCAACTACATCATCCTGTATCTGACTCTGTGTCTTTTCTTTCGCCACTTATCGTCCAATCATGTGTTTTTAATGCTTTTTGATAATCTTCTTCAGTTACATCCTGCGGTATATCCATCTCTTCAGGTACTAAGTTTTTCTCAGACTCAAAAATCTTTTCATGTTCTTTTCGTGACCCAAGATAAAATGAAGTCAACATTCCTATCATAAACATAGCAATTATACTAAGTACCGCAGTTATACTAATCATTGCTGCTCCAGATAGGATTTAGTGAACTTACGTTCTAAAGTAATCACATCTTTTGTACCCGGTTGAATTACATCAAATGCAATAGTCACAAACTCTTTTATAATAGTTTCACCGTTCTGATTTTCTTTCTCCTCTGAAACCTTCCCCTCCAACGGTTTATACATACAATGAAATGCAACTGCTTCCCTCATCGTAGCCTGCAAAGTCGGCCCTAACCGTTTAAAATAATCCTGCCCCTGCGGATTCGCATTAATCAAACTATCCTTAAACGCATCCGCTAAAAACCTGCGCCGTGTAATGTTAAAATTATTAAATACTGCCGGCTGCTTAGCCGTTTCTTTCGATTTTACTTCTGCAACTTCTTCCATTCAATTCTCCCTTTTTGCTCATAAATGAGAAAAACCATCCCTTACCCAGAAAGAATGGTTCTATAAAACAAAAACGATTTTAATGATGCAATCGCATCAAATAAATATAACATTTGGGAGTAATATACTATGGCAAGGTAGAAGATGTCAAGTTAATGATTGTACTTTATACAATTGCATAAAATACAATCGGCTGTAAAGCCTTATATGGCAAGCATTTCGGGGGTTTTAAGGAATGTTAAATAATTGTATAAAATACAATCTCTTGATATATGCAATTGTATATATCATTTAAAGAAATTACGTCTTTTCATTTTTCATTTTCTCCAATTCATCCATAGTCAAACCACGGTGCATACAATATCCATTATTGCAAACCGGACATATAAGACTACCAAATATATAAAAATCATCTATACATTCCGTTTTACACTGGAAACAGTAAGCAAAACGATTTCTCGGAAATGCGTCTTCTACCAATTCACTAAAAAGTTTCATAATCACCTCATGCTAATATGGCATCGTTAAAGTCTGAATATATATCATCATCGTCAGAAAAACTGATATCGATCCGCTCACCCTTATCATTCACATAAGTTTTCTGATCCTCGCTCGGCATTTGAATTAATTCTGTCGGATTAAAATCTTCCACAAAGGCACATAATCTGCCTTCGTTCTCCATCATATGGTCATCCTTATCTACCGGTTTCGGCTTTACTTTATCATGCTCGGACGCCGCTGCTCCTTTATATACAGGGAAATGCCAACTCCTTCTCTCCATCCTCGTTACAATCAAATCCATAAAGGTAAATAGTCTTGGTCTTGCATCCGGATATAACTTCAACACTAAATCAGGATTACTCTTTGTTCTCGCTAACTCACTGACCGGCATATCTTTATGCGCTAATGTCAATAAATTCCCCACTCTAATAATATTAGCCTGTCTGTCCTTTGAACCCTTCTGCACAAATATTCCATGATCGGCAAACTGATCTGACAGGCTTCTATCTTCCGGTTTTGTCTGATCTACATTCCAAGCCGAAGGATCACAGATCACCTGGTCATGCTTCCTACCTAACTTTACTTCCATCATATCTATATAATAAGCCACTTCCTGCGTACTGCCATGTTCAAATACTTCTGCCACATTATATAGATTAGGCAAATCATCTATTAATTCATGGAAAATTCCATCGTAATCTGCCCACAACCACAAAAGTGCGTGTTCGATCTGGGGATGATTGTCAATCGCCAGAAGCAATAGCCCTTTATCCTTCGGTATGTCAAACCTTGGTATAACCCAGGGTTTATCGTCTTTCGCCATCTTATAAACATTTCCACCACGCCGTTTACGTTTACCGT